GGCCTGATTGAATCGGAGAAGCGCCCCCGCCCTGGTGGCAAGGTGCCAGGTCAGTGGGAGGGCCCCGCCCGCGGGAAGCGTGGCTTGGCTGGGGCTCGACAAAATCGACGACCCCGCCCGCTTGATAATCATCCCATGGAAGTCAGAGACCGAATTCTCAAGCGTCAGCATCGAGCCGGGTTGCACCAGCTCTTCGAAAATATCACTCTCGACGCCGACGCCGAAGGGAACGAATTGCTGAGACTTCATTTAGGTGAACCGAATTGAGGCGCGCACGGGACCCGTGGCGGCCAGCAAGAGGAACTTGTCTCGGTTGGGGTTCGCGGTGGTGGTCTCGAAAACGACTTGGCCCGCGCTCAGGCCGACGACTTCCCAAGCAAAAGGGACCTGGCCGAGGCCGTGGAAGACTTTGACGGCCACCGTGTCGAGGTCGTATGAGACCACGTTGTCGTTGGTGACGGCGTTTGCGAGCGAACGAAGCGTGGCCCGTAGCTGGGTGAAGAGCCGGTCAAGTAGCTGGCTGCCTCCGGGCTGGTTTGCCGTGGGCTCTGGTTCAAAGGGCTTCATTTATCTATCGTTCACGTCTACGATGGTTGCCGGGCCTTCATCGGTCTCCAGGCTCGTAAGCATGTCTTGGCGGATTTGGTTGAGCTTCGCTTGGAGGGCGTTGGCCGTGTCGAAGCTCTCTTCTTTGTTGGCCGCGTTGATAGCCATGAAGAGCGCGACATATTCCGAATAGGGTTCAAGCTCGGGGTCTAGCGTTGACCCGTCGGTGGCCATCAAAGTGGGCTTGGGAACGTAGTACAGTCGGAAGCTTCCCGACGCGCGCTCTTGCGGCTGAATCTGCAGAATGTTGGAGCCCACCACGTTGTAAAACAGGAACGGGTGAACGTTATTCAGCAGGGGCGTGAAGAAATCCCCGATGTAACGGTATGAGTTGCGCTCTTGGAAGTTGAAGCGGCGGACCGTGCGGCGTCGGGGTGTGTCGGCGTCGATGTCCACGCCCTTGACCCGCTGGAAGTCTGACGGGAGGGTGTGAGAGTACGTCGAGCCCGAAAGGGTGAAGTTCTCGGTACGGAAGAAAGTATCTTTGAAGCAGCTGACCACGTCGCGTTGGAGCGCCTTGATTCCGTCGTTGGCCCACGTGTTCCAGGTGGTCGCTTCAACGAAGTCGGTATTGGCCATGTCAGCCAGGTCCTTCGCTTGAGCGATGAGGTCGGCGCGTGTGGTGCCCATTAGTTACCGACGCCCTTCTTGTATTGCTCGCGGGCGTGGCTGAGCGCGATTGCGATAATCTGCTTGCGCGAACGCTTCAGCCGCGGGGCCTTGCTGGCGTTGGCCTTCGTCAGCTCTGCGATATTGTCGTGAACCCCTTTCGAGGTCGGGTCATTGGACAGGGGCATTTCGTTTCCAGAAAGCAAAAACCCCGGTCAGTCGGTGACCGCCGGGGTTTAGGTTAGGTATGTGGTCGGGTGTTACTTGCAGTAGCCGAGAAAGTCTTTCAGGGCTGCTTTGGCGTCGTCGAGCTTCTTGACGTTGCCGCCAATCGCTTCAATGAAGTCAGACAGGGCGGAATTCTCCGCCGCGTCTTCGCCAGCTTCGTCCTTCGGGGTCTCGGTTTCCTCTTCGGCTTTCGTTTCCTCTTCGCCGTCGTCGCCACCCAAGGCAAGAACCTTGTCCAGGTCCTCAGGCTTGGGAGCCTTGCGGACCATGTCTTTGATAATCAGCTTGCCGGTTTCCATGGGTCCTTACTTGGTCGCGAGAATTGCGACGTAGCTGAACTTCGTACCCGAAGCCGGGTCAGCGTCCGCCTGGGTATCAACTCGCTTGAATTGCACCACGTGCGAAGCGGTGGTTTTCAAACGGGCTTGGGGGTCGCTTCCCGTGGTCGTCGGGAAAGCGGCATCGTCGGGGCCCACCATCGTTGCGCCCACGTGGAGCGAACGGCGGAAGGTTTTGTGATAGGTGACGAGATAACGGCCCTCGCTACCTTCCACGTATGTGACGACTGCGCCCGAAACCTTCGGGTCGGTTTGGGCGCTGATTGCGCCGTCGCTGCCAATGGTCACTTCACCCGCGAGGGTGACGAGACCGGGCTGCGGGCTCTGTGCTACGAAATATCGACGTGCGGACATTTGGGTTACTCTTTGTTGAAGTTATGCAAACCGGGAAGGGCCATGACTTGGGAGGGAGTACCTCCCCGGTTTGCTTTAGGGTTGTTGATTAGCTGAGGGGCGCGAACAGGGTGACGCCGCAAGCCGCCGGGTCGTTCATGACCTGAGCATAGACGGCGTAAGCACGAAGCTCCGAAGAGTTGTCGTCGCTGACGCGGACCCACTGGCCACCGTTGTCCTGGATGTGCGGGATTTCGCCGGCCCCAATGGCCTCGTAAGCTCCGTCCTGCAGCATGTAACCAACGTCGTCTTCAGCGTTGCGGTCGATTTCGATGTTGACCGAGATTTCCGAGGCCGCGACCGACAGCTTGAAAAAGCCGCTGTTGCCCGTGGTGTCGGTGAAGCGACGGTCAGAGCTGAGCGCCTTCGCCATTTCGACGTAACGCCGATGCGAAACGTACGCCGTGAGCTTCGTTGCGTTGCCGATGATGACACACGACTGAGCAAGCTCAATCAGAGCGTCAAGGTCATCCTGGCCCATGCCGTCCACAAACTGGCCGTAGGCGCGGTCCGTACCCGAGCGAAGGGTACCTTCCAGGGTGATGATGTTGGTGTCCACCACGGGGCGAACCTCGGGGAGCCAGTGGCGAAGGCCAACGGGCTGAAGACGGACCGGGGTGGCCGAGTTCTGACGGTTGCCCGCGAGAAACACGAAGTCACCGTCCAGGATGCCCGGGGTGGTGAGAGCCGTTCCGCAAGTGACCGTGCTCGTCGAATAGTTGACGTCCGTCACGTAGATGGGGGTTGGGCTGCGGAGCGTGGCCGAGTCAAGCGTGTCAGCGCCCACGATGCCCATACCCTGGACGAAGTGGTTGATTGCGCCGTTGGCGACCGTGAACGATGCGCCCGAACCACCGTAGGTGATTCCGCTCGAAGCAAGCTCACCGAAGCCAGAGGCCAGGGCGTTGATGCTCAGAACGTGATTCATCATGCGGAGCGCGCCAGCTGCGGCGAGCCCGATTGCCTTGAACCATGCAACCTTGTTGGTCGCGGTCAGGAGGTTCGCCTTTGCCGACACGCGGACGGGGGCCGAAAGCTCCTGCCATGGCATGTTGAACTTCAGGCCAGGGCTGACGGTCGAGGTCGTTGCGTACGTCTGGCCCTGGGCGAAATCCTGGGAGACGGTGAACGGGTCCGAAAGAACCTGAGTGAACGAACAGAAGTCACCGCCGCCATCGGACGATTTCTTCATTGCCTTCCAGATTGCGGACATCTTGGAGGCGATGGTGTTCTGTACGGCGGAGTTCTTGAAATACCGCTTGAGAATGCCCTGGACAGTGGTTGCGTTAAACGTTGCGGACATGATGATTAATTCCTTGTGAAGCTAGGGGAGAGAAATGGTTTAGAAGTCGGCGTGCTCGACAAGGTATTTGAGAAGCTTGTCGGGGTCCGTTGGGAGAAGCTCATCCGCCGGGGGCGTGTAACTTCTGACCTCAGTGTTTGCGAGCGTCGTGCTACCCGGCCTTTGCTGTGCGGGTTTCGTCTCTTTGCTGGGCCCCTTTGCGGGGACTTTGGAAGGTGTGGGGGCCGGCTTCGGGGCCGGGGTGCCACTGAGAGAACGGAGGTCGTTCTCAATCAGCGTTGCGGCCTTGTCCCAGCTAATTGGGACCTTGTGGACCGCGTGGTATTCGAGCATGAAATCAGTTACCAGGGCTTGCTTGCCAGCGGCATTGATTGTGGGGAAGCGAGGGTCAGCCTTGACGGCTGCGCGCTTCTCTTCAATCAGCCTGTTGAGCTGGGCTTCGGTCTCGGCGTTCTCACGGGCCGCAAGGCGCTCTTCAAGCGCGGTCACGCGGTCGGGGGCCTGAACTTCGGGGAGCTTCCCTTCAGCGATTGAAGCATCGATGAGGGTGTCAATATCAAGGCCCAGCTTGGCCAACATGGCCTTGGGGTTGGTCTTGAGACCCGATGCAAAGTCACGCTGGAAAGTCTCGACCATCGTGCGGGCCGCGGTTTCCTTCTCAGTGGCCGCCGCAAGAATCTTGCGCGCGCGAGCGGCTGCAACGGTCTCTTCCGGGGTGGCCGCGGGGGTCTCGGCCACGTGGGCCGCTTCGGCCGCGGGGGCCGGGGTCTCGGTGGTCTCGGCTTCTAGGCCAAGTTCTTTCGCAATGGCCGCTTCGTCATTCCCGTCAATCGTGATTTCTTCGATTGTCTCGGGGGCGCCGTCAGCCATGACGGTCTCAACGCCTTCGGCGTCGGCCGCAGAAAGAACGTCGGAGACGATTGAAGAAAGGTCAACATCGACGTTGGCCCCGCTTTCCGGGACCGCTGGTGTGGAAGTCAGGTCGGGCATCTAAGATTGCCCGAGCGTCCCAGGAAGGGGCGCTTACGCAGCCGCGGGGACGGCGGGCGGGGGCTGGGCTGCCTCGGGGGCTGGCGCCCCGCCTGGCGCAGCTGGCGCGGCCTGGGGCTGGCCCTGGGGGCCTTGCGCGGCCTGCTTCATGACCTTCAATTCGTCAAGGTAGCGCTGGGCCAAGTCCCGATTCTTGGGGCTGATATCTTCCAGCTCGGCCAAGCCCAGATAAACCATTCCGGTCTTTACGGCCAAGTCGTAATAGCCCACGGCCAGCTCATTGGGCCTGGACGGCTTGCCCTCATACAGAGCGTTTTCGAAAATCTTGACGAACATTCGAGCAATGGAGTTTTCCAAGGTTTGCTCTGATTCAACGTCGAGGTCGGCCAAGGCCATCTTGGCGCGGTCCACGTCCCAAAGCTTGGCGTCCATCATGCTGCGGATGAAGTCCAGGCGGGCCGCGGGGGTGAGGGGCAGGAAGCCCGACGGGTAACAAGTGATTTTCCGCTGCTTCAGGTCGGCCACGGTTTTCGCAAAATCCACCTGATTGATTTCGCCCGGGGTTGCTGCCGTGACTTCGTACTCATGGCCATCGGCCACGATGTCCGCGGCCATCTCGACGGCCTTCTCAAAAATCTCAACGATGGGATTTTCCCACGAGCGCTGAGCGTAAATCTGAAGGCGAAGGTTTTGGGTCTCTTGCGCTTCGCGCTGGGAGACGCCCGACTCAGTGCCCTCGGGCTTGGTGCCTTCCGAAACGTTCTGAGAAACGCCCGAAAGGCTGTACATCTTTTCAATGAGCTTGTCTTTTTCGCGAAAGAATTGCTCAGGCAGGTAGGGCCAAATCAGTGGGACGGGGGGTTCATCCGTGTATTCAACAATCCCAGCAATGTCGTTGGTCAGCTGGGACTTAAGAATCTTGGACCCCCGCTTGATTCCAAGCCTGGGGACCGCAAACTTTTTCATCGCTTTGCGTTCGACCCAGAGCATGTAATTAAGGTCGGTTTGCATATTCTCCAGCTGCGCGGCCAGAGAGACGCCAGAGAAGCCAATCATTGCGATATCCCACATAAAAAATATCAGTGGGTACCACGGCTTTTCCCAAACCTCGATAAAGAGGGCGCCGTCAGCGCCATCAATCCCGATTGCATGCCAGCCGTCTTTCGCCTTGGGGCTGGAAGGAAGCGCCCAAGCTTCCCAGGTGGGGACCAGGTCGGAGACCGTCCCGTCGGTCGTTTCCAGGGTGTTGGCGCCCTTGATGGCTTCGCGCTTGAGTTCGTCCTTCTTGCCAAACTTGGCCAGAAGGGTCCCCTTGGAAATTGCGCGCTTTCGGTAAATCGTCTTGGGCAGGCCATACAAACCGGCCGTGTGGTCGAAAACGATTTCTTGGGGAAGGATTCGTTGAAGCTTGACCTTGTGGTCCTCTTCGTACACCTGGACAACGCCAAAGCGACAAACCATCGCATCAAGCAGGGCCTGGCCCGCGATTTCGTGGGCGCGCTCTTCGCTCGACCAACCGTCAAGCCACTGGGTGGCGGCTGCGGCGCGTTTCTTCTGTTTGCCCGTGCCGTTGGTAGTGAGGAATCGACCGCGGATTTTGGAGCGCGCCATCACGGCGTGACCCGTCGAGACCACCGAGCGGAGGACGTTCATCGGGGAGATGGACCCGGAATTGACCGTTGCCAAGGAGAGGCTGTTGGCCTGGGAGAAATACTTCCCCGCGTTGGCATACATGATGGTCATTGGGCGTTGCTCAAACATTCGGAGCAACTCAAGGTCATGGTCTACCGCGAAGGTGTGCTCTGGCTGGTCATCAAGACGCAACGCCGTCTTGACCATCTCTTTGCAACGCTCTTCCTTCGTTCCTTCGAAGTCGGGCGAGTTCCAGCCGATTTGCGTAGCCTGTTGAGGCATTAGCTAACCGAGCCTCCGAAATTCGGCGGGCCGAGCTTCTCTAGGGCAAAACGGAAATCGTCGGGCATCTCTTCGTCTTCGTCTTCGTCTTCCGTGACCGTCTCGCCCATGGGGGCGGCAACCGGGGCCGGGGGGTGAAACGTCGCCTTGAAGGCGCCCGTGGTGGGGTCGAAGTCTAGGCTTGCGAGGGCCCCCGGAAACGTCGCCAGCTGGTCACGAAGCGTCTTGAGGGAGGGCCGAGGGGACTTACGGGCGGGCATCTAAGATTGCCCGAGCGTCCCATCACCCCCATACGTCCCCGTCGTCGAAGTCGTTTGACCCTCCCCCATAAACGGGCTCGGCCGTCGTCTCTTCATTGAAATTGTCTTCGGGGGTTTTGCGTCGGGATTTCTTTAGGGCCGCATTAACTCGCTTCTGGCGGGCTTCGGCCTGCAGCCTGGCCCTACGGGTCTCGGGGGTCTCTTTGATTGCAGCCTCGGGCAGGTGGGGCGTTGCCGCGATACATGCATAACGGGCCATCGGGACCGCGTCGCTATGGACCCCACCCTCGTCTATCTTGGAATTGACTATTCCATTCTCCCAAACCGGGACCCGAATCTCCGCGGCCACGCGGCTGTCAGCTGGGACCGTGAGCCCGCCACGCTTCAAGAAGGCGTTGATAATTTTGACCTGCAGATTGATTTCAGGCTTCTTGACGCCGCTGATAGGCAGGTCGGGAAGCTGTTGCTTCAGCTCGGCCAGGGTCTTGGCGCCCACGCCACCGGGGTCACCGACGTTATCCACGACGTCGGGAAACTCCGAATTCCATTCCCTCAAGATGTCCCCGAG